CCGCAGCGGCGTCGGTGATGTGGCCGATTATTTTGAGCATGACAGGGGCCAAGGCGTCGCCGATGGCGATTTGTGCCCCCTCGATTGCGCTGGACATATTGGCCAGGGCGCCGGCCGTGTTGTCGCCCATGGTGTTGGCCATGTCTTTGGCTGCGCCGTCGGATTTCTCAAGCTCGCCGGTATAGTCGCCCAGCGTGCCCATGCCCTTCTGCAGGATAAGGAAAGCGGATTGAGCCGAGCGCCCTACCTCGTCTTTGGCATCGCCCAGGGTGATGACCGATTCGGCCGATTTGCTGAAAGCGTCTTGAAAGCTCGAGCCGTCCGCGGCCATGGTGGACAGGATGCGACGCAAAGCCGTTCCCGCCTGTGACCCCTTGACGCCTGCGTTAGAAAGTTGCCCGAGCATGGCCGTGGCTTCCTCCAAACTGACGCCCGCCGAGGCGGCCACCGGGGCCACGTATTTCATGGCCTCGCCAAAGCTGCCCAGGTCGAGGGCAGACGTGCTAAACGCTTTGGCCATGACGTCAGCCACGTGCCCGGTTTTGTCAGCTTCCAGGCCAAAGCCGCGCAGCGTGGCGCCCGCGATTTCAGCCGAGGACGCCAGGTCGGACCCGGATGCCTGTGCCAGGGCCAAGGTGCTTTCGGTCACCTTGACAATTTCGCCCGAGCTGAAGCCCAGCTTGGCGTATTCCAGCTGTAGCCCGCTGACCTCTGACGCGCTAAAGCGTGTCGATGCGCCCAGGCGCTTGGCGTCCTTTTCGAGGGCTTTGAACTCTGAACCTGTGGCCCCGCTGACGGCTTTCACCTTGGACATGCTGGCCTGGAAATCAGTGGCCACCTTGAAAGATGTCGCCCCGATTAGTGCCAGCGGCGCGGTCACGTTCCGGCTCATGGTCCGGCCGATTTGGCTGAACCTCTTTTGGGTTCTCCCAAGCTGGCCGTCGACGGTTTTCAGCGCCTTGTTTAGCTGCTCGGTTTTGGCCCCGAATATGATGTTGAAAGCGGCCGAGGTTGCGCCCATGGTTTAGCTCTTTTTGAAGTTGGCCGCCCAGGCTTTGCCCTGCTCAAAGTGCTCCCGGGTCACTGGCGTGGGTGCCAGCTCGGGGGCGCTGTAGTCGTATGGGGCAACGTCCTGCCAGCTAACTGACTTGCTGCCCTTGCGGCGGTTTTGATTGATTTGCAACGCCAGCAGGTTACCCGTGTGAACCCATCGCGCCTTGTCGATTTCCTCGGACCTGCCCAGCATTGCGCCAAGCTCGCCCAATGTCAACCGCCAAAACGTGTCCGGGTCAATGCCTTCCCGCAGGGCCATGCGGTAAAGACGGCGCCAAGTTAGCGGGCGGCTTTGCCCGCTTTTTTTTTGCCGTCGTCGTCGGCCTCACCGTCGTCCTGTCCCAGGTCCAAAGCCAAGCCAACGTCCTCAACCAGCTGCACAAAGCGGTCCCAGGTTGGCAGTTCCTCGGGCTGACCGGTTAGGTAGTGGGCCTGCTTCACACCGTGAAACAAAAGCCGGGGGATGCGGTCCACGGGATTGGTTTGGATGCCTTCCAAGGTTTTGCCAAGGTCGTGCTCGCCAAGGTCCTCCATGAACATGCGCAGGGCATTCGTGTCCACCACGGCCACCACCTCCCCGAGGGGAAGCGGTAGCGCAATGGTGCCACGGTAGGGGTTGGGTGCTGCCATGCGGTCGGTTTAGTATTGGCTGTTCTGCCAAGTACCTGCGCCGCTTCCGGTGTCAACGCTGGCGGTATTGATGTCGCCGTCGCCCTCAATGCTCACGCTGAAGGTGCCCACCTCGTTGAGGCCGGCGCTTTCTTCGTAGCTGGTGATGAAACCGTCGCCCCAGTAGTAGGTGTCGCCGCTCTTTCCGGTCGCCCATGCGACCCGGATTTTTGTCTTATTTTTCCAAAGGGTGAACAGCTCGCCGCTGCGCACTTTGTTGGTGCTGTCGTCGTACTGAATCAAGCCCTCCACGCTCATGCTCCAGCTGATTGCACTGACTAAGATTTGCCGCGCCCCGTCGCTGTCTTTCGACGTCGCGTCGATGGTTTCGAGCTCGCCGCTGAAGGTGCCGCTTGTTGAGCTTGCGACGATTTCCCACGTGTCGTCTGCGACCGTGTCGTCGAACGTGTCCGCCCCTTGGAGCGTGTTGACGTAGATGTTGAGGGCGTTGCTGCGGATTTTTCCGGTTGTTGCCATGTTTCTCGTATTTGTTGAAGTTCAGGAAAGTCGCCCTCGATTTCAACCAACGGGAAGGAGGCGGGCTTGGCCTCAAATTGTGGCCAGCCGTTCAAGCTCCCGGGCCCTTTGACGTCGATGAGGTACGGTGCTGCAATTTGGTGAAGTTTTGGCCGGCGACCGGTGACCGCTTGCACCTTCTCGCGAAAGGATTTGTCCAGGCCACGCTTGGCAGCATGGTCGAAGATTTGACCCCCGGCCGTGTTGCGTATCTTTTTCACCACGGCCATGAGGGTGACGCGGCCGATATTCGACCCGGCGCCCCGGCTAAACAGTCGCACCTGGTCGGTGCCCTCCTTGAGCATGTAGAAGCCGTTGGAGGTTATGCAATGGATTCCAGGACGGTCGGGCAGCGTCTTGAGCAGCTCGGTGAACTTGCGGCTCATGATATTGTCCGCGCCCCATTCCATGAAGTGGCTGCACGTGTCGCCGTAGGTGTCCACCAAATAGCGGGCGCCTTTGTCAAACTTGGCGCCCAGCATGCTGTTGCTGGCGGTCACGTAATCCCACCCGTATCGTTTGGCCATGGCTTTGGCCCAGTCCTCACTTCCCACCACGGCCACGGTGAAGGTGATGCCTGCGCCGGCGACCTCGCCAGCGATGCGCTGCAGCCCCGCGGCGCTGATTTCGGCCAAGTGCCGGCGCTTCCATACGGGAAACAAAACGGCCACCCTCATGCTTTCGGTTTTTTGGCCTTGGATTTGGAGAGGCGATTGGGGACCAGGTAGTCAATGACCCAGTCGATGAAGCTGAACAAAACGGTCGGCTGTTGGCTCGGGATAAGGTTAAGCACACCCTTGAGAAAAATTAGAAACAGGACCAAAATTTGGGCCCAGTTTTCGGCCAGTGTGGCCAGCATTGTCGGTTCTTCCATGTTTGAAAGGTTTGAAGGTTTAACGGTCCACCCGCACGCGGTAGGTGGCTGTGATTGTGAATAGGTCCGAGCTCTCGAATACATCGCTGGCATGCGTGGCGAAGCGTACCCACTGCACGGCCGTGGCGTCCCCATCCCATCCATCCAGCGCATCCCTCACCGCCTCCATGAGCGTCCAGCAGTCGGCCGGGGTGACGGCCAGGCCGGTCACCTCAACAACGTGCACCTCAACGCTTGAGGTGGTGTCCTTCGTATCTTCAGGGGTGCACCCGACCAGCTGCAAAACTACGGCTGGCACCTGGCTGCCCTGCAGCCTAATAAGGGGGAAGATGCGGTCGCGGGTGGTGTAGGTCACCACCGCAGGCGTCTGCTTTAGCTTGGTGATTAGGTGGTTAATCATGTGAGCCCGTGTTTTTGTTTGTACTGGTCCACGCTTTTGCGGATTTCGTTGAGCATGTTGGCCTTGACGGCGGCGGCTGTCATTTTCCACGCGTCGCCGATGATGTCGCGGCCCTCGCTGCCCGGGTGTTTGATTTTACGCACGGCCATGGGGCGGCCGTCGTCGTCGTAAGCAAAGAACGTGAACCGGCCCCGCTTGCTTTCGCGGGTGCTGGGCCCCACACCTAACGTCACGTGGTGGAAGTAGTCCTTGGGTTTGGCCTCCACGCTCGTGCCCTGCTCGGTGGTGTAGCTCACGCGTTTCTTGGGATTGACCCTGAACACCACGTAGGGGCTCCCGTCGATGGCCCTGCGGCCATTCACCACGTGAAAAGCCTTGGACAGGGCCCCGCTGCGGTCGGGGGCCATGTTTGCCGCTGCCCGCTTTGTGGGCTTCATGGCCCTTTTCATTCCGACCATGATGCGGCGCGACGCTACCTTCTCGGGCATAAATCGGATGGCCTTGCGCAGCGCCTCCAGCGCCGCCTTGTCCACCTTCATGCTCCCAACCTGCAGCTCTTTGCTCATGTTCGCAGCTCGGTGGTGAGGCGTAGGCCCTCGGCTC